CTGGCGAGGCGTCATAGGCAACCTGCGCCAGGCGCGTATAGGTCAGTCCCTGCCCCAGCGTCAGCGTGTTGATGTAGCTCGTCAGCGCTGCCGTCACCGTAGCCGCCGTCACGGTGTGGTCGTAACCGGGCGCCGTGGAGATCGTCATGGCCACATTAGCCGTGATGACGACCGGCCCGAACACGCCAAACGTCGAGGTCACCGGCCGCACCGCGTCGATGGCGTTGGCAACGGTCGAAATCAGCGTCTGCGATGGAACGCCGGTACTGTCATCGATCACGACGAAGAAATAGCCGGGCTGGGCAACCCCGCCGTATGTGGCGTTTTCCGTCAGCGAGTACGTCAGCCCCTGGCGCACCGACGTCACCGCGTTGCCGATGGCTGATTTCGTCGCCTTCGACAGCGATGCAATGTAGGACACGAAGCGCGCGCGCAGGGCCGTATCGCTCTCCGCGTCGATACCGTCGGTGAAGTCGGCGCCGTTGCTCACCGTGTCGACGCCCGGGATGGGCTGGTTGATCAGCGCGACCTGGCCGGCGACCGCGTTGGCGGCGATGCCGGCCGTGACCGCCGTGATGCTGACGATGATGCTGGCCACGCCCGGCGCCAGCACATAGCCGGCCAGCGCCGCGCTGTAGGCGGCATTCGCCGTGTCCAGGTCGACCGTGTATGACTGCGTGCCGTCGGCCGTCAGCACCGCGGCGCCCACCGGTACGACCGCCTGTGCCGTCGGCGTGAAGCGGGCGAACGTGGCCAGGCCCGAGGCGGCGACGGCCGGCAACGGCGTGACGCCGAAGTCCAGCATCCAGCTGTGCAAGTCGTCGCCGCTCGACGTCGCCGCGCGCGTGGTGGCCAGCAGTTGCAGGATCAGGCCTTGCAGCCACAGCGTGATGGTGGCGTTGGCCTCGGTGACCGAGCGCAGCACGGAGCCGATGGTCAGGTCGACCAATCCCGTCGCGGCGCCCTGGATCGCCGTGACGATATCCTGCACCAGCACGGTGAAACTTTTCGTTGTGATTGCCATATTTACCTGTTCACGTCAAAGTCGAGCGCGGCCGGCGCGCCGGTCAGCGCATCGTTGTAGCGGATCGACACCGACACGCCGCCCGTGATTTCCACGACGTCGATGGTCGGCGCCGGGTTGCGAGCGACGGCCGACTCCAGCAGGATCTGGCCCTTGATGGCGCCCTTGATCTTGGCCACGTCGACCGTATCGCCCACCATGCGCGGCAGACCGGCGCCGTAGTCTGGATGGAAAATGTAGTCGCCGGCAGCCACCACGTTGCCGCTGGTGTCGAGCAGCGCCGGGTTCGTCAGCAGGCGCCGCAGCACCCGCTGCACGCCCTGCGTCGTGCCGTCAACCTTCAGCAGATCGCCGGTGGCCGACTGCGACAGGTCGCCGCCGAAATAGTGGAATAAATCGCTCATACTGGAGGATCGCTTATCGCTGTGCCGCGGCTGATGCCGCCATGCTCGTGCGCCACGCCGGACTTGCCGCCGAAGAGCACATTAGTTGTTCCGTCCACCACCGGCGCCGTGATCGTGCCGGCGGCGTCGAGCGTGCTGTCCATGGTGACCGGGCCATGGAAGTCGTGACTGGCCGCCGTGTAACTGATCCGGCCTGGCGCGCTGATCTCGACCGTGCCGTCGTTGTGGAACTTGAGCACCTGGCCGGCCTTGTGCACCAGCCAGAACTCGCCCGATGCAACCGAAAGCGGCACATCCTGGTCGTTGTAGAAGCGCAGGCCGCACACTGGCGCGCCGATGTGGCCGCCCAGAAAGTCGACCTCGCACAGGTCGCCGATCGACGGTGGGCAGTACAGGCCCCAGCCGTTGCCGACCCAGATCGAGCCCAGCGGAATCCAGCCGGTCAGGATGCCCTGCGGCTGCAGCGTCACGCGCACGGCGTATTTTGCCGGGTCGTAGCTGGTCACGATGCCGGTACTGGTCAGCGCCACGTCGCCCAGCACGGCGGCGGCCTCGCGCCGCGCCGCGTTCAGCAGCGCCCTCACGATGCCACCACCGTCTCAGGCGAATGGTTCTTGCCGCTGAACGACATCGTGTAGCCGTTGCTGAAATCCATTTCGCGCACAATGCTCTCCGGGAAATACGTCTGGTCGAACGCCGTGCCGGTGCCGGTCACGGACACCACGCTCGTCGGCTGCAGCAGGTTGTCGGCCGGCAGCTCGGCCCGGACCTTCACCTCGTGCTTGGTGATGGCCGCGTGCTCGCGCTGGGCCCTGTTCAGCGCAGTCTGGCGGCTGACGCCCAGCATCGTGAAGCGGTACAGTTGCGCGGCGGCCTTGCTCTGCCCCACCTTGATGCTGGTGCCCTTGTTCGGGTACAGCACGGTGAAAGTGCCCTTCTTGTTCGGCATCGTGTAGGTCACCTCCACCACAACGCCGCGCGCGATGTTCAGCGCCCGCTGGAAGCTGATCGTTTTACCGTTGAAGCCGTAGGCGCCGTTGCCGTCGGCCGGCGGCACCCAGGCCAACTCGTAGACGTCGGCCGTGGCGGGCGAGGCCGGCTCGAAGTGCAGTTCCTTGCCCTTGACGTAGACGACGAAGCCCTCGGCGGCGGCCAGCGTGGTCAGCACCTCCCATTCGCTGCGCTGGGTGTTGGCGCGCACCGTGTCGGTTTCGTAGTAGGCGCCGACCAGGTCTTTCGTGGCCGTCACCTTGGGTACGAAGTCATGCCGGGCCGCCAGCAGCGTGGCCACGCCCGAGGCCGTCTTATTCTGGAACGATTCGGTCGTGCGCGCGTCGATTAAGACCGCCGACAGATCGCGCCCGGAAATGTGCAGCTGGCGCGACACCGGGTCGAACTCGACGTCATCCACCCGGCCATAAATCAGACTGGTTAGCTCGCCGGCCGCGTAGTTGTCCGGATCGGCCGGGAAGCCGGCCAGCACCTCGATAAACACTTCGGTCGCCGTCGCCCAGAACTGATCGTTGAACGCCGCTGGCAGCATCGACAGCGCCAGCACCACTTGGAACGTGTCGGCCTCCGAATAAGCGTTGTTGCCGACCGACCAGTGCACCCAGGCGTCGACACGTGCGCCGTTCACGTTGACGATGGCGCGCGGCTGGCGCACCTGCGACGGCTGGTCAGGGTTAATTCTCATACACGCCACCAGTGCTGTCGGCCACGCGCGGCACGACGATTGTTTGAACGCCGACCAGCTGCGGGTCTGACACTTTGTTGGCGCGCGCCAGCGTCGTCCAGGCGGCCACGTCGCCGTATGCCTTCGACGCCATGGTGAACAGGTCGCCGCCGGCCGTGACGACCGACTTGCCGGAAGCTGCGGCGCCCAGGTTCAGGCCCATGCGACCAGCCGTCGACTGCAGGTTCAGCAGCAGCGGCAACTGAGTGAAGCCGGCGATCTGTCCAGTCAGCTTCGCCGCGTTCTGCGCGATCGGGTTGTTCGGCAGGATGCCGCCCACCGTGGCGATGTTGGAAATCACATTGCCCGTGCTGGCGATCAGCGTGGTGACCTGCTTTTGCACGGCGGCCAGCGGCGTCAACACGGAATTGATGGTGCTTTGGGTCGCGCTGGCGAACGACGACACCGTGCCCACGGCGCTGCTGAGCGTGGCCATGAGACCGGACAGCGTGCCGTCGCCAATAGAGCCGCTCAGCGTGTTGCACGTGGCCATGTCGTCGCTGATGGCGGTATCGACCGAGCCGGCCGGCGCCGTCGACACCGGCAGCGTCATGTCCTCGACCACCTCACACACGATGGCGTACGGGATCTGGTACGAGCGCTGATAGTCCATGTGCGCCGAACGGATGATGACCGAATAGGCGAACTCGCCCCAGGTCAGGTTCAGCGGCTTGCCGGCGATGCGCAGGTAATTCAGGTACTGGGCGCGCGCTGTCGCGTCCTCGCCCTGGAACTGGCCGGACCAGCGCAGTGGCTCGTCGTCGCGCCCCATGGCGTCGATGACGCGCTTGCCGCCGACCAGCTTCTGGACGGCCAGCGCCTGGTCGCCGCCGAAGTTGATCGTTTCCGGCACCTCGTAGCGGCCGAAGGTCAGGTCGCCGAGTAGCAGGTAGGTGTCTGGGCTCATCGTGTCGTACCTGGTTGCATTGGTGTCATGTCGGTGTTGAAGCCGCCGGAGCCGGTTTGTGGGCGGGCGGCCGCTTTCGATTGCTCCCGCGTCACTACGCTGGCGATCACGCGACCGTCGAGGTTGACCTGGGTATGGACGACCGTGGCGCCGCGCCCCTTTGCGATCGCATCCTGCTGCCGGTACATCTCATCTTTTTCCCTGGTCGTGCCATAGAGCTTGATGGCGACAATCCGGTCCTTTTCGGCAGCCTCTTTCGCAACTCGGTCGCGCGCCTTCTCGAACGGCGTTTTGTTCGCTTCGATGGCGGCCTGCGCCTCCTTGTTGCCCATGAAGGCAAGGATTTTCGCGATGAAGCCGCCAAGCCAGTCGCCGAATTTTGTGCCCGAGATCAGCGCGTCATTGAGCAGCGTCCCGATGGTCCAGCCGATGCCGAAGGCCAGGCCGATGTTAGCCAGCTGGCCCAGCCGGGAACCAATGGCGCCCAGCAGCGGCGCCAGTTTGGCGATGCCGGCCGGCCCGCCAGCAACCTGAAACAGAAGGGCTAGGCCCAGGCCCCGGAATGCGGCGCTGAGCAGCAGCACCGTGCCGCGGATCATCAGGCCGCCAGCCAGAAGGACGAAGGCATCAACCAGAAGTTTGACGGTGCTCGTGTGGGTCATCATCCAATCGCTCAGCGATTTCAATTTCGGGATCAGCCATTCCAGCCCCTTGATTGCCATCGGCAGAACGACGTTGCCGAGCAGCAGCAACAGGTTGTTGAATTTCGCGTGCAGGTCGATCTGCTTTCCATCCAGCGTGCCGGCGGCGCGCGCTGACAGTTGGTCGATGTTTTCGGCATGGGCATTGGCGGCCGATTGAATGCCGATCTGGTCGCGCTGCTGGTAAATCCGCCCCATCAGGCTGGATCCAGTGCGATTTCCGAGGATCAGGCCCAGCTCGCGGATGATGTTTTCGTCGCCCGTGATGCCTTTTTTTGCGAAGGCCGGCAGAAGC